ACGACCGTCTGCGTGGCGCTGAACTGGAAGGGGATCAGGCGTACACGGGAGGTGCTGTTCTTGGCCTCGTTGATGAAGCGCGTGCCGGGGCGCCGGGCAGCCGGGCCGTGGGGGAGCGTGATGAAGTTTCGCGCGAGCGTGAGCCCGGTCTGGTACTTGTCCAGATCGAGGCGGCCGTTTAGCTCGGGCGTGATCTCGCCCCCGGCAAAGGATCGCAGCAGGACCTTGTTGGTCACGCGCGGGCGGCCAGGATGCTAGAGGTGACGAACACCTCGGCGCTGGAGGCGTTGGCGGCGCTCGCGAGCGAGACATCTGCCATGTTCATCGCACGGCTTCGCATCGCATCGCTCACGCGCGCGCCCTCGTTGCCCTTGATGATGGGGCCTGCGAGGTAGCTTGCCAGGAGATAGGAGAGTGTGGCGGCGAAGCTCGGCGTGAAGCGCGCGGAGTCCGTGACGTCCACGCTGTAGAGCAGTGTCGCCTCCTCCTGATCGCTGTAGAGCACCTGGCCCTCGATGTCGAAGGGTGCCCCGTCACGGTCGTCCTGGCGCAGGGCCACCTCGTCTTGATTGAACACCGTCACGGCCACGGCGGGGCGCAGGATGCGCAGTGCGCGCAGGCAGTCCGAGGGCAGCGCGTAGGCATAGACCCAGGCGGAGCTCGGGTTGGTGACGGTTGCGAGCTCGGCGCGCTTCAGCGCAAAGGCCCAGTTGCCGGGCTCCAGCAACTCGGTGCGGGCCATGTCGTAAAACGTCGCGCAATAGCCCGCCTCGAGCGAACCGTCGGGCGGCGAGATGCTGGAGATCAGCGGCCCTGCGCCGATGTGCGAGAGGGCCATGTTGCAAATCTGGACGATCGACGCCATGAGGAGGGTCTCCTGATGACGGAAAGTCTATGGGCGTACAGGAGGTCTCACGGATACAACGCTAGCGCCGGCGCAGCCACACCTGCCCGGCACCGACCTTGAGCGTGCCGGTGTAGATCCCGCCAGGGCCGTAGACCACGCCCTCGCGCACGTCGGCGGGATCGGGCACCGTGGAGGTCTTGAAGAGCGTGGCGGCTTGCCCCGAGAGGGTGAGCGCGCCCGCAGAGGCGATCAAGCGGCGCTCGAGCAGGAGCGTGGCGCCCTGGCCCGTGAGCGTTAAGGTGCCCGCGTCGGCACTGAGCGCACGGGTAACACTGAGGGTACTGCCCTGCCCCGTGATGCTGAGTGCGCCTGCGTCGGCGGAAAGGGCGCGGGTTGCAGTGGTGGCCGCCACCTGCCCCGTGATCGTGAAGGTGCCGGCGGCGGCGTTCAGCGAGAGGGCACGCAGAAGCGTGGCAGCGGATCCGGTAAGCGAGAAGCTCCCCGCATCGGCGGCCAGTGCAAGCGCGCCGGCACCGCTGTAGGTGAGGGTGGCGGCTTGGCCCGAGATCGTGAAGCTGCCGGCTGCGGCGTTGACGCTGCGCGTCGTGACCAGGGTGGAGGCTTGGCCGGTGATCGTGAAACTGCCAGAGGCGGCGTTCAGACTGCGGGCGGCAAGCGTAGCGGCGCTCTGGCCGGAAACACTCAGGCTGCCAGGGGAGGCATCCAGCGTGAACGCGGTAGGGCTGCCGCTGGATTTGAACAGCAGCAGGAGCGACATGGCGTCAGGTCTCGATCAGCGTGAACTGCTCGGCGGCAAGGTCTGCCTCACGCCGAGCGGCGAAGTCCTCGTCAGTCCACTCGGCATTCCATTCCTCGGCCGTTAGCGTGGGAAATGTGATCCGAAACGGCGGCATCGATTCGGCCACCACATGCACAACAATCTCGACCGTGCGCCCGATCTCCACACTCAGCACCTCGGCAGGCGCCCCGCGCCAGTCGATCACGTCACCCACACTCAGAGCGTCCGCGCGGATCATCTGCGAATCCATGCACGCTGCGAGGCGGCGTTGGCGTAGAACTCGCGCGGGCCGCCTTCAAGACCTTTTGAGATTGCGCCTGCCCCGGTTGACAACTGCGACGGCGAGTTGTTGAGGATATTTGTCATGTGCGGTGTCGGCACTCCAGTTCCGCTTCCGGCATATCCCGGCCCCATGAGCGCATAGGATGCGTCATACGTGCCGTTGCCCAGTGGCATGGCGCAGACTTCTGGCGGAAACGGATTGCCGAGCCAAAGCGGCCACACAACGCGCTCTTTCACCAGATTGGCTTCGGCCTGCGTGATGGCGCCGAAGGCGGCAGTTCTCAGCGGCCCGCTGGTGTTCACGGTCTGTGCGATCACTGCACAATCGGACAGTTCACCGGCAAACGACACCGCGCCACCCGATCCAACCTGACCGAAAATCACATTCGCCCCGCCAGTAAAATTTCCTGCAGGCGCAGGGCTCGGCAGGTTCACAGTGACCTCTGTCGGAGCGTTCAATTCGGAGCCGACCCACACCCGCCACGCCGCCGAGGGCGTGCCGTTTAACGTCGACAGCATGAACGCAATAAAACGCCATTGGTCAACAACAATTCCGGCGCCAGACGTTGTCCATTTGCCGTCGGTCACGTTGTTGGTGGATAACTCAATTTCCGATGTTGTCGTGTGAATGCGCGCAAACAAGGCGGGATCGACCGACCAGTAACCCAATCCCGCCGTCAGCGTTGTGGGCCTCCACCATCCACAAATCAACGCAGTTCTGGAGGTGGCTCCGATGGTGACAGAATTGGTGACGTTAAATCGCATTCCTGTCGAACCAGTCATCCGCCACGCCATGTTAGTTGCGCTCGACGTAGACGTTTACTTGGGGCAACGCTCCTGCCGTGAAGAACCCGTGGCCCGCACGGGTTATTAGCGCCGCGAACAAACTTGTACCGCCGCTGCACACGTACGGGATCGCGAGGTTGTACGCCTGCGCGACGCGGTTGTTTGTCAAGTCGAACGCGCCAGCAAGCTGAATCAAAGCGACAATCTTCAGTGAGTCTGCGTCGGAAATGGCGAAGGCGGCGTTGTCTGCTGCGAGCGTTACGCTTGAGTCGAAGATGACCAGATCATATGCGCCGATAATGTCCGACTGATCGATCAGGGTTGCCCCCACGATGGTGCCGCTTCCGCCAGACAGGCGAGCGGCGTTTGCTAGCGTGATCTGAGTGCCGACCTGATCGCCCGCGACATACGCAGTGGTCGCCGTGGTGACGCCCGTGACGCCCACCGCGATGCGCTGCAAATCCCGCCGTGCCAGCGTCTGCATCTCACCCGTGCTGGAAACGCTGATCGCAGAATAATCCCCGTCCGCAGTGCTGCCCGTCGTGTGATTCCTGACGCCCATCATCAGGACGCCTAAATCACCGTCGTTGTGCGCTAGGTCTTCAGTCTGAAACACAGGCTTGTCAGTCACGACCCGCGAGCCTTCCGCGCCCGTCGTGTTGACCACGCGCACCAGTTGCACGTCTGCGGTGTCGCCCGAATAGGTGACCTGATCGGTCGCGACGTTGCGCCCGCTGCCTGCAGTCTGCGGAAAGTTATCAGCCATGCGAGCCCCCGATTACGCCAGTGTGAAGATAGCGCCGGGCGTGGTGTTGCTGAACTTCACCGTGAAGGTCTCGGTGTCGGCGAGCGTGATGCCGCCCACAGTGCCGTAGTCCCACCAGGCGACCAGGGCATCGGCAGGCGAGGTGGCGGTGTCGTTGTAGAGAATGGCGTAGCGAAACGGCCCGATGCCCCCTGCCGTGGCGGTGAAGACCACCTGCGTGCCGGAGACCGTGGTGGTACCCGTGACTTCAGCGATGGAGATCGTCGTGGCCGTGCCGCCTGCGGTGTAGCCGTTCGCGGCAGCAGGCGGCGGATGGTTGGTGCCCGTGTCGAGCGACGCTTGCGTGTTGACGGGTGCCGTGTTGGTCAACGCGATCTTGAAGGTGTGCGCGTCCCAGTCGTGCACGCCGCGCGCGAGTTGCTCGCTGAAGTCTCGGAAAGGGTTGTACGTGGCCATGCTTATCCTCGCTTCTCAAGGTCATCGATGCGCCGGTGCGCCCGACTGATGGTTTCTTCGTGGCGATCGATGTGCGAGCGCAGGTAATCGATATGCACGATCAATGCTGCGATGGTTCTCTGGGAGGCCACGTTGCCGGCAATGGCACCCGTCACGATGGACACCAGCACCGCCATCACCAGTCCCGCAACGATCGCCTCCACGTCCATCCCTCTGCACCCTCAGATCGATCGCCGGCCGGCCAGCACGACGGTGAGATTTGTCGTGCCGTTACCGCCAAAGACGCGCGGTTTCAGAAACACGGGCAACTCCACGATCTGCTTCAGGCAGGCCGTGGTAAGCGTGAGCGCTGTGCCCGAGGTGTCGGTGAGTGCGTGATAGGTCACGCCGTCGTTGGATCCCCCGATCGTCACACTCGCGCCCCCGAAGGTGCCGAGCACCTGGATCGAGCGATCGGAGTACACGGCGAGCCTTACCGGCTCCCCGTCATCGTCTTGTGCCAGTGCGCCCCAGGTCGTGACCGCCACATCGAGCGAGGTCTCGAACGGGAAGCTCGTGACCGGCGCGACGGTGGCCACGCTTAGGCCAGATCAGAGGCGATCTTGACCGGTGCCCGCCCGATCTCCGAGAGGGTCCGGGGCTCGCGCGCGGGCTTAGGTTTGGGTGCGACGGCAGCCGGATCCCCGACTGCCGCCACCCATGAGCCCTTGAAGCCCTCGGGCACGTGCAACTCCTCGCCGGGCCGGACGCGCCGACCCTCGAAGAATCCCATCGACGTGGCAACGACGCGCTTCATGGGCTCTACCTACCTATCAGGCCTGTGCGGGGCTGTCGTAGGCCTTCCAGCGAGCGACATCGGGCGTGATGAAGGCGTTCACCTTCCCTGCCGTGAATGCCGCCGTGCCGGTGACCTGCTGGATGCCGATGTAGCGCTCGTAGGCCACGCCTTCCACGGGGAGCGGCATGGCAAAGAGCACCGACCCGGCGGTCATGCTGGCGACGGGGAATGCGCGCGAGGACACCAGCACCGTGGGCGAGGACAACCCGGCGTTGTCATCGGTGACCAGGTTGAACTGCCCCGTGGCCGAACCGCCGGAGGTCGCGGTCGTGTCGACCGTGATCACCAGGTACTCGGCCATGTCACCGCCCAGATCGCGGCCTATGCCCAGATCGATGACATCGCCGATCAGGTAGCTGCCGGCAGCACCGGTGTTCAGTGCCGTGGCATCGCAGAACTCAGTACGCTCATCAAGAATCATGATGCAATCCTCTGAAAATGGGGGGAGGTAGTCGCGCAACCATCAGGTCACGCGGGTCTCCGTGTTGATCAACGCATCGGTGCGGCGCACGGGGATGTCGTCGAAGGTCATCACGCGCTTGCCGGAGACCGTCTCCCACGAGAGGTTCGAGCTCACGCGCTCGAGGATCCCCAAGCGCAGCTTCTCGCGCAGCGTGCGGTTCATGTAGAACGCGGCGCGGCCCTTGCCAAAGGAGGGCACCCGCTCGGTCGCCTGCACCATCCAGTTGATCAGGTTCTTGGTGTTGGCGATCGTGCCGAGCTCGGAGATGTCGATGTTCGCGATGCGCACGAAGTAGCGCCAGTCGCGCACGACCAGACCTGCGTCCCAGCGGTAGTGGGTGCGGTAGCCTTCCATCCGACCGCCCGAGCCATCGACGTTCTCGATGGTCACCTGGCCCTTGTCGGACATCTGCAGACCGCCCTGCGAGCCCTTGGGATAGATCCCGAAGCCGGTCTGGGGACCCCAGACGCAAAGCCAGATCGAGGTCAAATCACCACCTGAGCCCGAGAAGGCGTCGATGATGTTGTCCGTGTTCTGCGCGGAGAGCGAGTTGTAGCGCGGCGCGAGACCCGTGAAGGCCTCAGGCTCCGAGCCCTCGTTGCCGTAGAACAGCGTGCTCGCGTGCTCCTGGGCCATGCTCTCGATGTGCGCGGCGTCCTCCGAAAGCCGGAACGCGGCGGAGTTGCCGTTCAGATCAGCAAGGGCCTTGTCCACTTCCGCGTAGGCTTCCAGCATGCCGCAGGAATCGGTGATCTGCGCGGTGGTCGACTTGCCGGGCTGCACGCCGCCGTACAACTTGCGCCAGGTCGGGGTGGGGAGACCCGTGCGGACCGTGGTCTTGTGGCCGGTCGGGAGGTTGCCCTCGACCCAGCTCATGTCGGTGAGCACTTCGTTCGACTGCGCCAGGAGCTCGACAATGGTGTCGATTTTCCCATCGGGGTCGAGACGCTTGGAGACGTCGATCAACGTCGGGTTGTTTGCTGCAAGAGTTGCCATTGCGGATTCCTCGTCAATTCATGGTTGGAAACATGCGTTTTGCCATGCTCGTCTCGGCGCCCGTGGGGCTGCCCGGGATGAACCTGTCCTCACTGATCGCCTTGCCGGCCTTGTAGAAGGCTCGGATCACTTCCGGGTGGTTGCCCAGGCCGGTCATGTTCAGAACATCCTGCAGCTCGGGCGTGCCGAAGCTCTCCAGGGCCTTGCGGGCGATGGTCAGGTTCTCGGTGAACTTTTCGCCACCGATCTCCTTGTCGACCTTCACCTGCTCCACCCAACTCGTCACGAGCGCGGCCTGTGCCTCCACCTGGCGCTGCTGCATCTTCACAGCAATGTCGGCGATGGCTTGCGCCTTGCCCTGCT